TCACCGAGTTCGCCTGCTGAAAGATTCAGACGGCGACCTGCGTTAGTTGACTTTGTACCAGTGAGTTCGGTATCTGCATATGCAAGAGCATAGAGTAGATTCTCAAGAGTTGCTTCAGCGAATGCTGTAGCAACATTTACCTGCATACCTTGTTTGTAAAGTTTAGCAACATCAAGAATTTGATCAACTGCAACCTCACCGAAGTCAGGTTGGAATTGCATTTCAAGACCGTTCATTGTATAACCAACGTTCTCCCAATCAGGATCTGCAGACAGAGTAGATTTATATGACTCTGTGCTTACAAATGCTGGAGATGCGGCAGAAGTAAAAGCCTCTGCGGCTGTTACTGTCGTATCGCATAGAAAGAATGCTGCGGCTCCAACAATGATGTTGTTAGACGTACCACGGGTATATGCTGGCATATTGTTTCACCTCTTTTTTCCTTGTTGAATAAGTGGGCGCGTTTCCTCAAATCTAATTATAACAGCCTTTTTAAGAGTACGGATTTGTGTAGTTTTGGCCACCTATAGATATGGTGTCTTTTGTATGATAGTCATATTCTATAATAATTTTATTTACGAACAGTGTTCTGGCTGAAGCAAGTTCAGCAACATCTCTGCTTTCATCTGCCTGATATACCCTAATATTATGAAAATATACGTTTGCTGGATTGTCTGAGGTTGAATTTTCTGCAGAAAAAATGTTAACATCTTCTGCTGCTGCATCCTCACGATCTAGGGCATCAGTAATTACTCTAACAGTATCCATCAGTTTTGCAACATCAGATGAGTATATAAAATATATCAACTGCTCTCTTTTGCGACGATAAAATGGAGAAGGTCTAAACCTCATTAAACGATCATAGACTATTAAAAGCGGTGCATCTACCTGTTGAATAAGTACGGCATCGTTATAAAGATCTTCTATGCTTGTTGGATATTGTGCTGGAATCATTGGATTGAATCCCGCCTGATTTGGGGCGGTAGGTCCAACACCAATTAAATCAAACAAGGACAACTGTTCATTTACATAGTTATTAATATACTTAGGTGCAAAACCAGTAGTCTTGATTTCATATGTCATTGTACTATTCTACCCCAATTCTTGCATTTGCTATCCAACTAAATCCAGTGCTAACACCTTTTGCTCTACCGACTTTTGATCCAGCACGAATGTTCTTTTTAAATGCCGTTGGTTTTTTAATATAATTATACAATCCAGAGGCACGAATAAAAGACTGTTTAAAATATTTTAGCATAAACTCATCGAAAACTTGCTCATAAGATCCTTGAACATCGTCTCCTCCTGGATTGGTTATAGTAACTGGATTTTTAGTAAATATTGTTTGCCCACCAGATTCAAAGGCCAATACAGAACCGCTTTTAGGTTTAACTGTTACAGTCTGTCCCTGCTCCATTATTTTTGCTTTATTTACAAATGGCGTAGTTGCATCTGCAGACATTGATCTTGATTGTTTAAAATTAGAAAATAGCATCAAGCCATTTTTATTGACTACAAAATCTATATCAAAAAGTCTAGCAGCAGGACTTCCTGCACGATACCATTCATAAACGTGATGAAGTGCTTTTGGATTCGCCCTGGCATTTACATCAATGTATTGACCAAGCGCTGCAATAACCTCTCTTCCAAGTTTTTCTAAAAATATCTTTTTACCATCTTGAACACCATCAATAAATCCATAAGAATAGCCTATAATATTGTTCATAGTTTTTCTAAAGTGACGAGTATTTGTAACAACTCTCATTAGTCACCTACAGTCTGATTCTCAGCCCTACGCCAAATCATTTTATAATATTCTGTAGACCTAAAGGCTCCAACAAAAGGCTCAACGGCAGCAATCTCATAAATAGTTCCACGACCAGCACGAACACCAGCAGTTTCTTTATATACTAATTCATCGTCAGAGTGTCTTACATTTGTAATTAAAATATTAGTTATTGCATTTTTTTCTTGCTGTGTAGAGATACGAGGATCGTTTTTAGTTCTAGCCTCTAGTTTGTTTTGTAGTTGTAAAAAGGATTCTGCTTTTACGTTTTCGCTACCCCTACCACCTATAGGGCCAGCATTACAGGCAATTGTTTTATCAAATACCCAATCTTTTTTAGGCTGCCCGTACTCTCCTTGTGTAATTATAGGATAATATACGTCTGCTTTCATTGGAAACATAAAATCTGTATCTTCACAGACAGCCATTATAAAACTCCAGGGCTATTGATATTTGTTACATACCTATTAAGAATTTTGTCAACTAACAAATTGCCAGTGCCGTCAATTATTCCTTTGTTATATTTAACATCAAATTGATCAGTTTTGTAAGACTCTACATATCTCTTGTAATAGTCTAGTTTGCCACATCTAATGTCATCAATAAGCATGTTTGTTGCATCTTTTATGTCATTAGGAACTACTTTATACCCTGCTTCAATATGAAACATGTAGTCAACACCTTCTGGAAAACTTACTCCTCCACTTAGTGTCTGAATATTTGCGCTATCTTCTGTATCAAAAAATGAAATTGAGTCAGATGCTGCAAAGGCCATTCTTGCAGGCTTACGCTCATATCTATTCCAAGTTGTAACTCCCCCAACTGGATCTTTTACAATGCCACTCTTGTCTTTTGTAATACTATACTCATCATCTGAAAGCGCTGGACCATCTTCATCATCAACATCCCAAACCTTTTCAGCATTTTCGTATGCCTTAAGAACTCTGTATCCTCTTTTCCATAAAGGAAAATAGTCTGTGCCTTGTCCAACTGCCTGAATCCAATCAGTCTTAAAATAGAATCCTCCTGGCACATATGAATCAATTATTTGTCTTGCTAATTTTTCATTTTCTGTATAATCGGCAATTTCTGTAGCGGTACTTGCCAAATCATTTGGATCAACATATGGACGAACAATATCAAGATTATCTTCAATTAAAACATCTCCACGAGTGCTGCCAATTTTTTCATATATTTCTAGGGCGTAATGACTATCATATTTAGAAAAAGAATCTGGCAGGGTATAGGTAACAACACTGCTTGCGTTAGATGTAACTGCAACGTCAACGATTTCTTCGTATCTGTCATTTGTAGAAATGACTAAATAATGAGACGTGCTGGCCGCCGTTACCGTATAAGAAATTGAAATCGGGTATGGGGGAATACGTAAAATCTCCATTATTCTACACCGTAGTATCTTGCTAACTCTTCAGGAGTTGCTTCTCTAACTCCCTTGCGAGAAAGCCACCAATCGGCTGCCTCCTTACTAACTATATTATAACCAACTTTGAGCGAGCCTTTTTGTTTATTTACTGAGTATTTATTATGATCTGAGTATATGGCAACTTTTTTTGTAGGCTCTTTAGGCTTTGATAAAGCAATTATTTCTTTTCCTTGTAAAGCATCTAACATCTCTATTTTGGTTTTTGCATCTTTAAGGTCAATGTTGTTTTTTTTAGCATAAGACTTTAGTTCAAATACTGTTTTTGTTTTTAATTCTTCTAAATCTAACATTATTCCTCCACTGTCATTATACCAGAAATGCTAAAAGAGAGCGGTTTTTACGCCGCTCTCCTTTAATCCTGCTTATTTAATTTTAGGAATCTGCGCTGTCTGCGTCGACATATGCGACTGCATCCAACTCTTCCCATGCAATACCAAAGCGTACGAATACTGTATATTCTACAGTGTCCTTCTTTGGCTTGTATTCACGATTTACCGTGATATCACGCTGGAAGCCCCATACTCTGTTTTCAGGGAATGTCAAATCGACATAACCATCTGGATAGTAAGGAACCTCAAGAACGTCTACACCTAGTACACGAGTTGTACGTGAGTTACCAAATGTTTGCGCTCCACCATCAAGAAATTCTTGACGATTTGCTTGTGTGCTACCAATTCTGTCAGCGAATGCTGCAGAAATAGCATCTGCAAGGGTACCGTTGTTACGAACAATACCAGCGAATGCATCAGTGCCTGCATAAATCTTAAGATTGCTCTTAAGTGCACGATACTTGCGTGGCATTGCCAATAGCAAGTTCTGTAGCACTGTGGTTGTGTAATTGTCATCTGAAATTGTTGCAGCTAACTCATGAGCAGCATTACCCACTGTACCACGGGTTTGCTTGATGAAACCAGACATGATTGAAAGGAATGATGCTGTTGCGCCATCACCGTTAATCGCTAGATCTTCAATGTCATTACCAAATGCATTGGTCATCAATCGAACGAGACGATCTTCAAGAGCGGCTCCTTCAATATTGTCTTCTAGTGACTCAGTAGAGACTTCCCAATCAAGACGAATCTTTTTGGTTGTCAATTCTACCTTTGTGAATGTAGCACCAGCGTTTGAGTATGCGTCATCAGCCTGCGCTGCTGCACGAATTACTCTTTCACCAACGTTGACCTTTTCGATCTCCATGGTGTTTGCTCTCATTGTAACTCTACGACCATCTTTGGCGAGAACTGTTGCATCCCACACGTAGTCAATAAAGCGACGAGCCTGCTCTGGATTAAGAATACCGCTGTTTGATCCTGTTGGATTTACTGCATTGTTGCCAGTTGTTACACCAAAGTAACCACCAGTAACGTTACCAAGAGAAGTTGCAGGAGATACGTTACCGTCAGTATCGGTTGCTGTTGCGCTACCAATTCCACCAGATACGAAAGCACCTGCTTCGGCTGCTTTAATCAGTTTTTCTTGTACTTCTTGTTCCGACATATATTCACCTCCGTTTAGTGTTTAGTTAAATAGGTCGGCTGTTTTGAGGAAACGTCCGCCCCATAGGGATTTTTGAGCCTTCATTTCTGAAAACTCCTGTACGATCTCGCCTAGATCGCCAGACTTGCGGAAGGCTGTGTCTGCTTCTACGGCATCAACACGCTTTCCAAATTCATCAAAAGAACCCTTAACCTGATTTACATCAGTTGATACAGACTTTACTTGACCTGTAACATCTTCAAGGGACTTTGTAATTGCTGCAACACTGTCCTGTAAGGACTTAACTGTTCCAGCAAGATCGCTCAAGGCATTAGTT